TAGGGCTTCCTCTACATCTAGTTCATCGGATACTGAGGTAGTTTCCGTGTCTTGAGCTGATGCAGACGATTCATCTTGTTTAATGGATTCCTCAATCTCATTAAAGGTTGTGTTCGTACTGTCATTCATAGTGAATAGGTTAAGTGTTATAGTTAGAGCTTGTAAACTCTAGAGAACGCAAAAAAGAACGACTAAGAAACTTTTTGCGGTCACTAGGGATCACAAGGTTTGTTTTAGTCGTTTTCTAATTGTAAAAGGTCTTTCTACTTCAATCATACATTCTACATATAATAAATCAAGTGTGTAATATTATGGCTTAACTTTTCGCTTATTACTATTCTTAACTGAGTTACTACAAGCTAACATTGCATTGATGAATTGATCTATTCCTAGCCGCACCAATGTTTCTTTCTCATACTCAAACTTAAGGTTGTACCTCATATCAAGTAATACTGATTGTGCTAAGTCTTTTAGCTTCTGTCCGTTCTGATCATACAGCCCAGAAAAGAACGCAACGTTCTCACCTGCCAACTGTTCAGCTCGTGTATCTCCTTTATTACGTTGTTGTAATGCCTTATGATGTCCCTTCCAATCTAACATAGTCGTTTATTTAGTTGATTTAGATTCTTCCTTAGCCTCTAACTCTTTAGCCTTCATTACCTCTTGGTATCCTTCATTAATCTCTCGTACTTGTTTCTTCCATCCTTTAATAGTTTTCTTGTTCTCATTTATACTAAGTGCCATATACGCAAAATCAAAGATAACAACAACAATATGTGTCATATCTTCAATACCAGCTTCTAACTGGTTAGCTTTAACTTCATCTGTCATCTCATGTACTTCTACTAACTTAACCATCTCTACGTTATCAAGTAAGTACTGTTTGAATTTTTCAACCATAATAGTCGTTTAGTTATTAATTAGTTCTGGGTTTTCGTATATGTTACCGATTACTTCTATGTCTTCTATAAGCTCAAATATCACGTAAGCATGCACTCTGAATGCACCATTCATATATCTTACTTCACCAGAATCCCAAGATCCTTTGTTAGCTACTACTATATCCCCCTCATATATCTCTACTCCATTCTTATCTTTAAGTCCTGTGTATTGCATAATATTATCACAAGCATGTAGTGGATTGTAGTTAAACTTCATTCCTATATCTTCAAACCATGCTCTAAATTTAAATTCTCTCATAGTCGCTTTAGTTAATTTATACTGTCGGTGCAGACTTAGCTATAATTTGTTGCATCTGTGCTGCTTGTCCTGTTCCTGTTGGATTCTTTGGCGCTTCTCCTTGTCCCTGTGGAGCTTCTTGTTGTTGAGGGGTTAGCTCTTCTTCTGTTACTGCTAATCCTCTTAATCGAAGAGCTTCTGCTTTAACCTTTCCTTCTACTGCTGTACCAACTGATAAGTTCATAAGATCATTACTAGCTGCAATCTTAAATGCTTCGCTCTTGTATGCTCCTGTTCTGCTTTCAACATCTACATCAATGTTAGAGTTCTTAATAGCGTCTGCTACTCCTGCTAATGTTATATTAGTCTCTCCTCCATCAAATTGCAAGACATCTGTTACTACTTTCTTATCATTATCAATTCCAATACCTATAGCCATCATTGCCATTGTAAGTGAATCACAGTCTCTAAAGCTTTCTACGTTCCGTTCCATTATGTCTTGGATGAACTCAAGCTTAGAACTTTCTTCTGCTAATGTAGTAGTGGCTGTTTGTGAACTAGGCCGATCACTCTCATCAATAGGTATACCACACCGTTTAATCTGTACTGATAAATCATTTAGCATTCGTTCATATTCTCCTGTTAGTGGCGCATTAGATAATTCTGTCATGTTTCCACTATTTGAATTTTGTCCGTTATTGATCTGGTTAATAATAAACCCTCGTTCTCCTAGTGCCTGTGCTTCTCGTGCTTCACCCCATTGGTTTAAGAACTCTTCTGCTGTTCCATCAATGTTTACAATCCCTACTGGGTTGACATTAGTCTCTACATGTTTAAGTGCCATGTTACGTATAGCTTGCTCTAGTTTAGCAAAGTCAAATAGTAAATGCCAAATACCAAAGTTATAGAACCCTGTTGGTGATGTAAGTCCTTTAAAGTGAATCAGAGGAATAAATGGTTTACCGTCTAGATCATAGAAAGGATAGTCTTTACCTTCTGCCTTCTTAAGAACTGTTGCCTGCACCCCCGCAATTACACAGTAGTAAGGGTTCTTAGGGTCATCAATATTAAAGTAATGTCCAATCTCTGTAATATTATTCTCTTGCTGCCATTTCTGGTATTCTGTTTGGTTGAAGTTATCGTTCCATTCTGTTGTCATTGGTAAGTTGCCTGACATGAACTTCTTGTCTGGAAACATTCCTTTAGCCTTAGTATAGGTCATTTCTTCTTTAACTAACGCTTCACCTGCTGCTCCAATACCTGTCTTATTACGTAAACAGTTAGCTGATGGATCAATATAAGTTCCACTTAACTGCGTAAGATCAAACTTAACTGGCTGTGCGTCATCACCGTACCCTAACATAATAAACGAATCACCTAATGAAGTGAATCGACTGAACAGGTTAAAGTCTTCTGTCATTACATCGTATAGTCCTCCATCAAGTTGAACCATATCAACTCCATCTTTAATAGCTTCTAGTTTCTCTTTATCTATTCCTGAAGACTTGAAAGCCCGTGAAGGTCGTCTCATGTTCTTAACAATCTTAGATAACGACTGAAAGAATAACTTACTCTTAACTTTAAAAGGATCGCTAAAAGCTGTTCCAAAGCTAGAGGCATCTTCTCCCATTGTATCATCGCCGTTCATGCTTTCATTGTAGAAGTCTACAAGTTCTTGCCATTTATTATCTAAGTCAAACCCTGCATTACGACGAGAATTCATTGCTCTCATGTAAAGATCAATGGCTGCTTTAGCTCCTACGTTATCTAATCCACTAACGACTCCTTGATCTTCTTTTGTCTTTAGGTCTTTCATAAACTATGTGTTATTTATAATACTTAGTCGTTTTACTTGGTCTTATAATATATATCTCTATAAATAAATCAACGACGTTTCATACGTAGTGATTGTATGTAGTTTCTTTGTGCGCTTATTGTGCTTACACCTGTACTAGATTTATACCCACTTAGTCCGTATCGTATAGCATCCATTGGATCACTAAAAGTATGCTCAGGCTGGTTTAATATCTTTCCATCCCTATCTATCTTCCACATGTAGTTCCTGTAACAGTTTATAGTTTTAACACTACGCTTAGTTACACTTATCTTCTGGTCTTGTACAAACTGTATTCCTTGTCTAACACTATCAGCTCCCTTCTTAGCCCCTATAATGTTTACTCCATAGTTTCTAATCTCATCTATACTCTTAGGTTCTGCGCTATCAGCCATTACTAATACATTATTCTCTTGTGCATTAAGTATATCAGCTATTTGTTTATTACTTAATCCTTTTGCATTAGCTATCTCATCAATGATAAACCCTCCGTTATAGAAGTATATTGCTTCAATTACTGTTGGATCATATTGCTTCAATTACTGTTGGATCATTACTGAACCCGAAATCAAGTCCATACCTTTCAAGTCTAGCTTCATGTGGTATCTCATCTACTATCTGCCAGTCCTTGTAAATCTTTCCTTCTACTTCGCCTAGTTCTCCTAACCCATAAACTTTCCACCATCCTTTACGGTTCTTACGTGATTCAATACTATCTACAATCTCTTGGCTTAATGCTTCATTGTCTTTATACGTAATAGTTAAGAAGTCTACATCTGATCGGCTATTCTGTATTTCAGTATAGTACCAAAACTCCGAAGTAGGATTCCAATCTAAGAACACAAAGTCTTTAGTCCGTACTTCAATTTGATCAAACGCATCAAGAGAAATATTATTACACTCGTTAATATATGCCCTGTCCCGTCTTGCTCCTCGCAGCTTATCTGATTGATCAGCTGAAAAGAACTCTATCTTACTTCCTGTCTCGAAAGTATAAATAGAATCTGTTGCGTTCCAGCTCGCTATCTTCCAGTATCCGTGTCCTTGCATTATGTTCTTGAAGTCACGCATTGCTCCTCGTTTAAGATGAGGCGTACTCTCTGAAATAATACTTGTTAGCGTTGGTTCTTTATCACTCTGTGCCATTGCTATTAAATACAAAAGAATGGAGATCGTCTTTGATGCTGACGTTCCTCCACACACTGCTCTTATCTTCTTATCAAGAGCTTTGATCTTATTCGTTGCTGTAGTCTGGCTAAACTTCATATATTATACAACATTTATTCTTTTTATTATTACCACGTCTCACCGTATGGATTAAGCTACTAAGCCATTCTTGACAAAATCTTTACACTGGCATAATTGGCGTTGGTAATTCTACCTTAATATCCTGCTCTGTCTTCAGGCTAAACTCATCTCTCTTCTTACGTTCTAAGTATTTCAAGGCTAGGTTAGAATCTTCTGCAAAGCCTTTAATAACTGACTGTCTAGCCTTTAATACAGGCGTTTCCTTCAATGCCTCTTTTCGGTGTATAAATTCAGGGTTCTTGTCTTGGTAGTTATATAAAGTCTTCTTAGTAATTTCCGCAAACAAACAAGCCTCAAGGTCAGTACATCCCATTGCAAAAGCCTCTTCTAGTTTATTCACTGTATTTTCAGTCATTACAGTTGGTCTGCCTACTATATTTTCTTCCTTTGCCATTACGCTTTATTAATTTCTTTAATCAGTTTATCTAACTTAGCCTTACTGCTCTCTGCTGT